ATGACTTACATAATTATTTATTAGCATATATACCCCCCTATGCATATAAAATATGTGCAAAAACACATCATATTCCATGGGATTCACGTCCCGATTTGACATTGTGACACCGATGACACATCGTTTGAAGGTTGTCCCACGCCAAAGAATCACCACCGATTTTGATGGGGACAATGTGGTCAACAACTTGACCAACACTTTGACATTCAACACACAATGGATTTTGTTTTATAAATACCGCGCGCAATCTTCGCCACGCGCTTGACTGATAGAATTTATTTCTTTCAATGCGTGCTTTGCTCGATTTGTTTTGACCTTGCAACCACGGCCGTTGTTTTCTTTTTGGAACGTTAGGCATTTACAATGTATCTTTTTGTTCTGTTCTGTAATATTTACGCAAATCTTTGTTGTTGTGGTCACGTTCCATTTGCGTGATTTTAGATTCCCAAAAACCAAAATGCATAAACATGTGATTCCGCATTGTGTATTTATCAACGACATATTTTTCGGAATCTTGGGGGATATGCAATCCACGTTCTTTTTTATATTGTTTGGAACACGATTTGCATTTCGGGCGATAACCCGACTTAGATTCCGTCAATCGTGCGAAATGTTTCAATTCCTTTTCTTCTTTGCACTTACTACATTTTTTTGTTTTCACATCTTCTTTCAATTGCGGTTTTTCTATATTTCTTAACATGCGTGACAAAGCCGTCGGCATCTTTGACAAATCGGATGGCGTGTCCAATCAATGACGTGTCGTTTACTTCTTTCAACAATGGAACCATTTCAATCAATCGCACGGGTTTGGATTCACCAACATTCATGTCAACAAACAATTGTGCAATCTTATTTCGTGTTTTCAAATCTGATTTCATCGTTATAAAATACTAAAATTTTCGTCAATAATATCCTTGCGCCCTTCTTTACGATACCCGAACATCTTGTTGGCTTCCATTTCATTCAACAACTTGGTTGCCATTCGCCTTGAAACGTTTTCAGTATCTCGGATGTATTCAATCGCCGCCGTCTTGCTTTTCCCGTTAATCAATGGCAACACGCCATCCATATCATTTGACGTCCAAACGCGTTCTTCAATCTTTTGCAACGGCTCTTTTTCACTCAATTCAATTGAATCATAAGATGTGATGACCATTTCCATTGATGGAAATTCCATGTTTCGTGTGTATTCGGGAACAATATCCGACGCGCTCGGTGTGTTTTCTGATTTAGCCAATGAAACGGCGGATTCGGCTTTTTGTGTTAACAATGCACCCAAATGACCTTTGGCGTTTCTGTCGTTTTTATTTTCATGTAATACGACGGAAATGTGACAATCCTTTTCCGATGTCCATTGCAACAACTTGGACGCCATTTCCGTGGCTTCTTCTTCATCGTTTACACCTTTGGATGTCAAATCAACAATCCCATCAATCACAACAAATCCAAGGTTGTCAAATGATTTCATGACATATTCCGTCAACTTCAAACGTTCTTTGTTGGTCAACAAACCGCGAAATCGGTAATGTTTGAAATTTGGAAGGTTGACACGCGGGTCCAATCCCGCCATTGTCAAAATCCTTCTTTTTGAACGTGCCGAATGCCAATCGCCCATTTCCGTATCAATGTAAATGTTCAAGCGGTCGTTAACGTGTCCACGGATATGATTGGAAATCGTATTGGTGGAAACTGCCGCGGCCATCAACGCCGACAAAAAATAACTTTTGCGCGATTTGGCTTTCCCTTGAATCAATGAAAAATTTCCCATCGTTCCAAACACATATTCATCACCACCAAAATGCAACGTGATGGCCTTGTTTGGTTCTGCAACTTCAATGGTGGAATCCACTTCCAATGACTGCAACAACGTGGCCATTTCATCCAATTGTTCGGCGGTGGCGTTCTCATAATCAAACAACGCATCGTTTGACGATTTGCGTGATTCATTTGATTCGCCAAACCCTTGTTCACGCAAATCTTTGATTGCGCTTTTGAAATCACCATTGTGACCTAATACAACAAAACATTGGAATGCGTCGTGTGCCTTTTCCGCTTCAAATTGTGTGGATGTTGTAAATGGAAAAAACGCGCCCGAATTTTTAAAGATGACACCCGATGTTTCGGATGTTGTTTCGCCCGTTCGCAACAAATACGTCATTCGTGCGTTTTCCCGAACGATTGTCCATCCGTAATGCAATAACACATCCAACGCGGTGTTCGTCGCTCTAAACTCGCCCCACGGCGTTGAAACGTCTGAATCATTATCAAATACCGATTCCGTTGGTTGATTCTTTATTGGTTCGGGTTGCGGAATGGTGGCGTCCATCATTTTGGCGCACATCCAAATCACGTTCCGTTCGTTGGGGCTGATTTCAACGACGTCGGTGATTTTTCCGAGGATTTTATATCCCTTTGTCGGCCAAACAACGATTTGGCCACCCTTTCCGCGTGTTTCGAATATTACTTCGCCTTTGCTATTCTTTGCCAACTTTTCGTTTCCCGCGATTTCCGAACATTTGAAAATCCAATGGAAACCGCCCGATTGCGTTTGTTGAATAATCATTTTGTTTATAAGGTCGGGCGCGTTGTCGTCAATCAACGATTTGAATTCATTGTATTCGTCGCCCTCAAAATATTTGGCGTCAATGTCCAAACATTGGATTCCATCGAAACCCATGACCAAGCCAATGCCGTTGGTCTTATCGAAAACGCTGAAATCTTCAATCGGTGTTTGCGCGTGTTGTTGCCATCCTTTCAGCAATGGCCGCTTTGAATCGCGAACCAATGGAATCGGTGAAAATCCATGGTCAAGGTATTTGTGGGCAATCTTTTTGATGTCCATTTGTTTTTTGCTCTTTGTTGTGTGTTATCTAATCAATTCCCAATTGTCACAATTTCGCATATATTTATTAGGCGACAATGTTATCATTCTTCGTCCTTTCAATTCTTCTGATGGAAAAATGAACCATCTTCGATTGATTACATCATAAGAAATGATAAAATCGACATTCAAATATTTGTCAAAACGACAAGTGATTTCTGGGTTTTTATCCCTTATATATTTCGCCGACTTTACTTGAATCGTGACAAAACGATTTCCACGAAATGCAATCATGTCGACTTCTGATTGATGAACAAAAGGGAATGCAACGTGCCAATCCCTTTGTATTAATTCAGCGGCGCAACGCAATTCTGCCAATGCGCCAATTTTATGGTTGCCGTGAATCATTTTATTTTGGACAAATAGTCGTCGTAAGATTTAGCAATAAAATAAACGCCACCCGAATCGTTGATTTCCTTTTCGATTTCTTTCTGTTCTGCTGATTGTCTATCCTTTCCAATCTTCACCTCAATCCCATAAAATTTGCCTTCAATGATTCCAATGATGTCGGGAATACCTTTCCGTTGAACGCCCTTCCTGTAAACGTTCCTTTTTTTATCGTACACCGCGCCGTTGTTTATACGATACGCCGCGCCACCACGAACATGATAAATGTCCCAAATGATTGTTTTTGTCAAATCGTTGGCGGTAGTGTCTTTGAATTTTTGTTTGACCAATGCGTGGGGTGGAAACATTGGATGTTTTTCGGATTTCAATTGGTCGGCTAATTTTCCCAACTCTTTTAAATTCTTAGGAATCCAATTCATTGTTGATTTTTTTGTGGGCGGAATATTCAATCATGCGGATGACGTGTTGTTTGTCTAATGCTTTAAAATGGTTTTTGGCTAAATCCCAACAAACACGTTCAAAATCATTCGAGGATTTGTCTTTCATATTTTTCAACCTTTTTCCAAAATTCCAAATATTTCATTTTTCTCATTTCAATTTCCATTTCGACATCGGGGTTGTTGCGATGGATTCGGAAAATAAACAATTTTTTTTGAATGCGTGGGTCGAACGAAACGAAATCCATCCATTGCAAAGAATCAATCACAATAAAATAGTGCATGACTTGCGATTTGTATTGTGCGGGAATCTTGTTCATTCTTAAATATTCGACGTGTTTTTTGGTTGACGGACATTTGATTTCCACGCCACCAATTACAACGTCATTTTCGTAAACCAACGCGTCGGGACTGATGGCCAAAAAATCATGGTCGTCGTGAATGCAAAATCCGATTTCCCTTGCATCGTTTCCCGTTCTCATTCTGTATTCATCCAACGCCACGGGTTCCATCATCATGCCGTGTTGCATTGCTTGTGTTGTTGGTGATTCTATGATTTCACCCGACAATCGTTCAGCAATCAATTCATCAACAAACGTCAAATTATTGGATTTGAAAATGCTCGCACATCGCGAACCCGTAATGACACCCAAACGCATTTCAAACCATTCGCGTGACCTTTGCTCTACATTTTTTATTTTCATTGATTTATAATTTTATGCAGTTCTTCAATATCATGCAATTGTGAAATCTTCAAATCATAGGACGCCGCGCGATATGTTAAAACTGACCCGTTGTCCAAAACCTTTTTTTCACCTTTTGGCATGAATATCGCATCTTCAAAAAAGATCTTTTTTGACCGCCATCCGCAAATTGTCGTTTCATTGTTTTTTGTATTGTGATGACAAAAAACATACATGTGGACATCATAAGATTTTTGCGTTGCCGCGATGTTCACTTGGTGATGTCGTTTGATTTTTGAACGTGATGAAATCGTTTTCACATCAATCGTCATTCCGTTATTTGTGATAATATCAATCCCGTTGTCAAATCCTTCTTTGCTTCGATATTCTTCAACATCAATTCCAAGATATTGGCGGACGGCATATTCACCCAATAAACCAATGTATTGGTCTTTTCTTGACCCATCAAAATGCCCACGATTTGCAAGACTATGACGACCAAGATATTTCCAAATTCTTGCGCGTTGTTCTTCGGGTATTTGGACAACAATCATGGGTGATGTTTCTTGCGATATTCATCAAATAATTTTTGACCAACAGAACCCAAAATCCTTTTTGCTAGAATGATTCGTTTTTGTTCTTCCATGCCTTGGCGCCATTTTGAATGGTCGTCACTTCTTTCAAAATGCCAATCGTGTGATTTCAACATTTCTTCAAATTTTTCTTTTGTCATTATTCAATCCTTTTCGATTCCGTTTTCTTCTAAATCACGATAACACAATTCGATTATAGTCATATCAAAACTTCAACCACCTTTTGCGGCGTTGGTATTTTCTAATCAATTGCGCGTTGTTATTTAATAGTTTTATAACATCATCATTCCATTGCGTTGCGCTTGCCACCAACATCGTGTTCAATGATTCCCATTGCAATTCCACAATGTATCGGTCAACAAACATTTTGTGACGCCTTTTTCGAATTATCTTTTTAAACATAGGCGTTCAATTTTTCACGCAACGATTCATTTTCACGCGTCAATATTTCAATCCTCTCATTTAAGATTTGCACCATGTTTTGACGTGCGTCGCGGTCCTTCCTTACTCGGTCATCATATTCCGACAAAACTTCCATCAATCGTTCATACATGGCCACATAATTTGGAATGAACATGAATGATTCGTGATTCTTGAAATGGTGCAAAATGGTGGCGTGATTCTTTCCAAAGAATTGTCCAATTTGCGTCGCGGAATAATATCCGCGACACACATTGAACAACGCCGCCCGTGAAATGACGATGGATTCACGTCTGCTTTTTTCCATTACGTTGACACCATATTCGTCACGCAATACATTCACCATTTCTTCCATCATCATAATTGGTCTAACGTTCATAACTCAAAAATTAAAATGGTAAATCATCGTCGTTGTCAAACCCTTGCGATGCCGTCGCAACTTGCGGTTTGTTTGATGATACGGGCGCGGATTGTTCCGCCGTCAATTCGGGTAAATCGGGCAATCCTTCAAACAATTGGTCGGAATCGTTGATTGTGTATTCGACCAACTTGGTGATGACGAATGCCGATAACCAAATGGACAATCCCTTTTTCCCTTTGTGTTCCCATTTTTTAATCCATACGTTGGCACGGATTTCACTTCCGTCACCAATCAATCCGTCAAACGCTTGGCGGTTTGCCAAATATCCTTTTGGGATGTTGATGGATTTAATCTTCACAACGGGAACGTCGTGTTTCAAATTGCCTTGTGGGTCTTTAGCGCGAACGTGTTCCAAGATTCCAAGGTCGGTCAATTGCTTGATAGATGGTTCATCCAACTCAAGGTCGCAACCATATTTTTCCGACATTTGGTCGGGTCCCGATTGATTTGTCATTCGGGCGTACTTCACGGAACCCGACAAAATGGTTCCGTGTCCTTTTGCAAAATCTGCTTTTGCCATAATAAAAAAAATTTGACGCCAACATTGTTGTGTTGATTCGGGGCGTCGTTCCGAATCTTTATTGATATTGAATTGGCAAATTTGGCGTCGTGATGTGGTTGATTGCTGAAAGCAATCCCGCCATCAAAACGAAAACCATCAATGTCAAAATTGTCAAAACGATTGGGGGGTAATTTTTGAGAATCCAATTTTTCATTTGCTCTTTGTTTTAAATTAATCTTTCAACGCGTTGAATCAATTCGATGCCTTGTTCAAAACGCTTTAATTTTTCTAAATCTAATCCCATTGGAATTGTCACGTTACTATCTTCAATAGTTCTAAAAGAAACGCAATTGGTATTCATCAACGTGTTGATTTCACGATTTGTCAAATCAAAAAAATTGATTCCCTTTTTTCCATCCAATTGATGAATCAATTGTTTGATGACAACTTTGATTTGTGGTTTTGTAAGTTTTGAATTTTTCATTTGCTTTTGTTTTATACCACCAAATCCCCGCATTTGTTTCAGTGCGGGGCGGTGGTGGTTGATGTTGTTCACCATCCATAACCTTTAGGTCTTTTTTTATTGTTCATTTTATCAAACCAACTACTAATGGATAATTCTGGAACAATCACCATTTCAAAATTTCCATCTGCATCATATTTTCTTCTTTCCACCATAGATACAGATAATACTTGAGATTTTGGCAACCATTCGTCATCGATTAAAATTGCTTTTTCGGTTACTCTTGATATTTTCCATAATCCTTGACTCCAACTGATGCAATCGCCATTAAAGGTTATAAGGTCAAAATTTTTTAATTCGTTAAGTACGTTTGAATTTGGGAATTCAAAGGGGTTGATTGTTATTTCCATTTGTCTTTGTTTTTGTTATTAATTGTGTAAACTTACAACAAAAAATTTAAATACACAATATGTGAACAAAAATAATTGTGAATAATGCAATAATAATCCATCACGCTAAATCTTGACATTAACTCTTAAAAATTTTAATTTGGCCTAAGTGGCTTGGCCCCTCGGGGGCGGGGCCGAACACATAGACAAATTAAAGAATAAATTTTTTCATAAAAATACAATCGTTTTTTGCTCTTAACGGATTGTTGTGTGAAAACCCAAACGAACCCATTTGGAACGTTTGGGTTTTTTTAATTTCATAAAAAAAGGGAACCCGACGGATTCCCTTTGTTTTGATTGTTGTTGTAATTATTATGAAATAACTTTTTTCAACATTTCTTGTAATTTCATAAACTCGATGTAGGAATCATCGTCACTTTCGTAGTTCATTCTTGTTCTCAATGCTTTTATCAAAAGTTTGATTTCTCTTTTGCTAAGTTGTAAATTTTTCATGTCTTTTTGTTTTTGTTTTATACCACCAAAACCCGACGTTTGTTTCAGCGTCGGGCATTTGGTTTATCTTGGGGGCATTTCTACAAATTAAGATGACCGCCACCCCCGTCATCGGATTTTTATTTACTTCTTAGGATGCCCTAAAGGAACACCAACATCATCTTCACTTTTCAGTACTTCGACTTGAACACGTCTGTTCGTTAGCTTGAAACTTTAGGAAAGGTTGCTAAACCTTATTTTTATCTTTATAACCCAATTATATCACAAAGCAGTAAATAATTTTACCTTGTTTTTTTATTGCTATTTAAAAAAGAACGTTTATCGTTTCCGATGGTGTAAACATACAACAATAATTTGAATTAACAAATAGTGAATAACAAATATTTTAAAATGAGTATTTTTACCTATAAGCATTTTTCGTTTTAGGTATTTTATACCACTATTTCACTTATTCGATTTTTAATGGTAACATACCACAGAGTAACGAAAGTGTCTTAAAACGGCTTAAAATACTCTTAAATTAAATGTAACAAAAAGGGACGTCCAAAAGAACGCCCCCAACAACAACAAAACAATCGGTCACCCGATTGTGCGTTTTGTGTTATTTAATCAACTTAATCACCAATAAAACGACAACAATCCCCATGACCAACCAAAGAATCGTCATGACCTTTTGATACCATTTCGTCGTTTTTTTGTCTTCATATATGATTCGTTCCACTTCAATTTCATCCACGAAACGGATGGTGTCGGGTGGACAAATCACATCAATGCGAATCGTGTCATGTATCTTTTGAACGCGAACGACCGCATTATCTTTTTTTATTTCCCGAACGATTGTGTCCCGAACGACCAATGTGTCCGTCAATCTTATTTCGTCCGTCACGAACGTTGTGTCGACTTTCACAATCGTGTCGTTCATGATTGTTGGGTCTTTGGCAATCGCACGTTTTAGGTGATACGATGCACCACACGATTGAATAATCGCTGCGAATATTATGACCCAAAAGAATCGCATTATTTTTTATTATTCTTTTCTTTATTCATTATATACCAACGTTGTAAGGTGTAACCGATGGACGCCAACAACAAAAGAATTTTCAAAGTGGCTTCAATGTTCGTTAATGTGACCGCCATGGTCAAGGTGTTTATAGTGTACAATTTTAGGTCGGGGATTGACATCATTTGTTGTTTTTAATAGATGCGTATTTTTCAAACCCCGCTATGCCAAAACTTCCAAGAGTGACCACGACAAATGAATTGTATGTGAATTGATGAATTGGTAAATGATGCGACCACAATCCCGTCAGCAAATCAACCATCATGACAAAAACCATGACCGCAAATGATAGAAAACCAATGATTGTTTTTTCATTCCAATCATTGTCTCTTTTGAATATCTGTGCAAATTTTTTCATCAATCAATTGATTTAGGTGTTGACTTTGATTTTTTTGGTGTCGCCTTTTTAGGTTTGCCAAATTCCTTTTGAACGTCAAAAGATGGACACGCCTTGTTTGAAAATTCATTGTGTCCGTGAACGGATGCGTCGGGATATTGTTCAACCAAACGACCAATGATTGTGTTCAGCATTTCCCGTTGTTCTTCCGTGCGGGTGTCTTTTGGATTCTTTGATTTATCAATCCCACCAATGTAACAAAC